GAGATGAGTGCATTCCTCGAAACATTCCGGCGCAAGAACATTGCGATCAATCTGGACTTTGCCGCGCGGTATCGCAGGCTTGGTGAGTATTCCATGGCTAAGAAACGTGTGATGTGGGCGCGAAAGGAGAGGATGAAGAAATGGGACTGAGCGTTCGCATCAGTACAATCGTCGGCAGCGGAGACTTCGAACCGCGCCTGATTATCGATATCCCGGAGGTACGATTGGTTCACGACCTAACTCTCCAAAGCGTAAGGGATGCAGCCATGATCCTGAGCGACGAATACAAACTGAACTACCTCGAAAGCGTCTATGCCATTAAGGCAGCTATCCGAGACAGTAAGTACACTATCCCTGCTGATACTCTAGAATGGGCGAATGAGAAATGACGCGATCCTTGTTGCAGAAAGAGGCTAATGAGATTGACATGGAGATGTTTCGGCTCGCTGGCCGCCTAGAGGAATTCGCTAAGATTTTCCCGAACGGCAAAGTTCGTGCACGAATGAATGAGCTTTCTGATCTGGTCTACTATTCTCGTAGTTCGGTTCGCGAGCACATGCATAACGATGACAGAGAGGCAACGGCAGCAGCATGACCTATCCACCCCGTCGATACCGCTCAGATCGTGCCGCCCGCATCTCGTATGCACTCCATCACCGTACACTAGAGATAGCCATAGGGGTGTTGGTTCTGACTGTGGCTCTAGGGCTGTGGTTGGGAGGGGATTACTCACCAATTGAAATGTTGAAGGCCAAGGGAGGGCTTTAGAATGACATGGGAAGAGAAGCTTGATGCACTGTCCGCTCTGGGTGATTGCAATATTAAAATGCGAAAGCCGGGAGATTGGTATGTCAGCCAAAGCACTGAGATTGGCGGGAACGGAATGCTTGAGGGCGACTATGGGAATGGGAAAACCCCAATAGAAGCCATTGAAGATCATTGGTCCAAATTGGTTGATAACCTGCCCTCTGACAGACATGTCAGGGCCTACGACAACAAAAGATATCGATGGTCTGGCTATATGTGGAAGGAGGTCTCGAAATGACACCCATCGATACAAACAGACTACGTGATATGGCGCTGCGTCAGAAGCTGGAGGGGATTGCCCAAGCAATTCTGCACCATAATACGCAATACCAAGCTATCCCCGGATATCCAAACTGCGAGATGCAGAAGGAAATGTATCTTCAATTCTTGCTTGAGGATTGCCAGAAGATGCAGGAGGCCTTGAATGGTTGATTATCTCAAAATGGACATAGGTGCTCTAGAGCGTGAGATTGAAGCCCTGATCGTCGCCTATCCAGAATTGGCCGAAGACGACGCGCTAAAGGCAGATATGATTTCGGGGGAGTTCGACGTTGAGAGCGTCATGTCCCGCGTATTGAGCCATCTGTTCGAAGCTCAGGAAATGCTGGATGGCATGAAGCCGCGCTTTGAAGACTTGTCAGAACGCAAGGCACGATGGACGCGGCGGCAAGAGGCTATGAAGGGCCTAGCCCAGCGAGTGCTTACTATGTCGGGGCGCAAGTCTATCGCCCTTCCCGAGGCTACCGTAAGCGCCACAAAGGGCCGTGATAGCGTCGAGGTACTGGACGTTAACAGCCTTCCACAAGGTTACTATGCTTCCGAGCGCAAGGCAGACAAGGCCGCGATCAAAGCGGCGATTGACGCGGGAACCGATATTCCTGGAGCACAGATCAAAACCGGCGAACCGGGGATTATGGTGAAAACCAAATGAGTAAGCTAGACCCACGCATTGAGGCTATTCGCGTCAAGTATGGCCTTGAGGCTTCCGACTTCTGGGAACTTCCTCAAAAGAAGGGGACATGGATTGCCAAGCACTCGGCTTTGGAGATTGTAGCGACCAAGGCCAATATCGTTTGGACCAAGCTAGAAATCATCGAAGCCGACACTACCAACGGCATTGCGGTGATGGCCGTTGGCGGGAAGCTCAGCGAACGTGAGGAATGGGCAACGGGCGAAGCGAGCCCGAAGAACAACAAGAATGCTTACCCTTGGGCTATGGCGGAGAAGCGGGCTAAGGATCGCGTCGTGTTGAAGCTTAGCGGCATTGCAGGGCTGGTCTATTCCGAGGACGAGGCAGACGACTTCAAACAGTCCGAGCCTGCTCCCTCCAAAGCCCCTACAAGACCCGTAGAGAGCCCCAAGACGTTTGCCGCCTATGGAGCAACAATCACGGCTGCAAAGACGCCTGATGACCTCAGGGATGCGTTCGCGGCTATCTGGAAATCATCTCTGTCTCAGGAAGACAAGGATACGCTCAAGGCGGCTTACGAGGCGAAGAAGGTCGAACTATCCAGCGGGTACGTCGCGCCAAACTTTTCGGGGATGGAAGCATGAAAAAGCCAATCAGGTCTGAATTTGAATTTGGCTCTATGTTCCACACAGCCCTTCGCAAAGGCAGCGATACAGACTGGTCCGCTTTGCTTTGGAATGGTCTGCACGTGATCCAGTCGGCATCAATGAAACGGGCTGAAGCAGAGCGTGTGTGGGTTCAGTTTTGCGGGTATTGCGGCCCGAAATTCCATAGCGGCCTTAAAGTCAGCGAATGCGCTAAGGCATGGCGGGAGGATAGCGCCAATTGGACTGAGGGGTTTCCCTATATCGCAACCCCAGAGGCTAGAACGCTGGAGGGTTTAATTCATCTTTGCGACGACAAAACATGGTCGGACGTTGACGAAACCGTTGAATATTGGGTCTCTGGAAATGTCTAGCTTCCACATTCTAAGCCCACGAGTACGTGAGAACGCCTTGTCTGAGGTTCGGAATGCGCCGGATGGCTATATCGTGACGGTAAAGGAGCCGAAGCGCAGCCTTGAGGCCAATGCAAAGATGTGGGCTATGTTGGCCGATGTGGCTAACGCCCGTCCTGAAGGCCGCCAGTGGACGCCAGAGACCTGGAAATGCGCATTCCTCCACAGCCTTGGTCATCAGGTGCGATTTTCGGAGGGTTTGGACGGTTCGGGGCCGTTCCCGATGGGGTTTTCATCATCGGCTTTGAACGTAAAGCAGATGGCGGATTTGATAACCGTGATTAGCGAATACGGGGATCGTCACGGCGTCGAGTGGAAGGAAGTCGAGAAGTCGGGATTTTATGAAAGGACGAGGGAATGAGTGCGCGTCGGAAAACATGGACCTACTTTGACGAGAATGATCAGTACCTATTCATGGCTGAGGACATTGCGAAGTGGGAGCCGAAAATAGGCAGCAAGGTTCGCGTTGATGGCGTGGATTACTCCATTTGGTATATCGAAGATGGACGCGGCGTTCATAATATCAGGCTGGAACTAGCGAATGAGCTACGCCCCGAAACGCCCATCAATCTCTAAAGCTAAGCGGGCTCGCATATTTCTAGCCCATGAGGGCGTATGCTGGCTCTGCAAGCTCAAGATCGCGGCTGATGCGCCTTACGACATAGACCACCAAGTAAGCCGGGAGCTAGGTGGCTCTGATGAGGATGACAACCTAGCCCCGGCGCATAAGGACTGCCACAAGGCTAAGACCAAGGCAGACGTTAAGGCCATCGCGAAGAGCAATCGCATCATTCGCAAAGCCAATCCAGAGACGCGGAAGAAAACCAAGCACCCGATCCAGAGCAGGAAGACGGCTTGGGCTAAGCGTAAATTTGGAAGTTGACGCCCTCGCATATGCATTGTATCACAGTGTAGTGCATAGGAGGCGTAATGACGATTTCAGACACTCACCTAACAATCCGCATTCCGAAGGAGCTAAAGCACCAAGTTGGGCTTGAAGCTGCAAGGGACAACAGAACCATGGCAAGCGTGGTTATCATCGCCATCAAGGCATATCTGAAGAAGAAGGAGCAGGCAGAATGAAATACGAAATCCGACTAGACGATCAGGATATTAAAAAGGCCATCATTGCCTATGTGAAAAAGGAGATGGACATAGATATGAAGACGGTGAGCTTGCAATATCATGCGCCTACGTCTGATCCTCGCGAACCTTCTTCAGGCTACCACACCGCAACGGTGTCGGCATGAGCACGAGCTACACAGTCGATAAAACTGCACACGAGAAACTTGCGGACCTGATGAAACGCGAAATGGACGTTTCGATCAACCCGAAGGTGCTGCGCATGTTCCTGCGGGCGCATTGGAGCAAGGTTAGCATGCTGTCCCATGCCATTCACGAGCAAGAGGGCTGCGAGTCATGACCGCTCGCAAGCCAATCACAGAGCCAGCTATCGCCGTAGACGTTGAGTTCGGCAACCTCATCACCAGCCGTCACGATCAGGCTGTATCAGAGCGCCTGCGACTGGAAGGACAGCGCAAAACACGGCAGGAGTACTATGCTCGTGAACGCCAGCGCCTAGAGGCCACAGAGGCGCAGGAAATGGCCTCTCTCGGCACACAGCTAGGGCAGATGCAGAATATCATAGAAATGTCCCTAGCCGCCCTTAATGTGGGCAAGGATGAACTATCTGAGGGTATTAGATTGGTGGTGGGGAAATGAGCTTTGACGACCCGTGGGTTTTTATCGTGCCTCCCGTGTTTATGGTTTCACTTCTGTTACTCGTGAAGGCAGGTGTAAGCTTGATTCAGTTGGTTTCCCCTGCCTCTAACATAGCAGGGTGTTTCTAATGGGACAGAGCTTTAACTATTGGACATTCCGCAACACCACACCCTATCAAAAGCCAATCAAGCGCGTGATAGAGGTGAAGAACAGATCGTATGATAGGCAGATGGGATGGGCGAAATGAGGCGTAGAGGAGTTCTGGGTCTGATTGCTGGGGGGCTTGCGTCTGGGCCATCAATGGCCGCGAAGGTTGTGGCTGGACTTGAGGCCACCACTCTACCATCCCTTGGGTTCTCTGGCGCAGGCGTTGCAGCCGGTATCGGTCAGTACTATCATGGCGATAAGTCTGATAACTCAGAATACAATCATGGCGCTTGGATCAGGGAGCGACTTGAGGAACTGAATAATGTGACTGCCGAAGATCGTAGAGAGCGCATAGCGGGTCAGTACGTATCGAGCCTTGACCCAGACCTTGCGGTCAATCGATCTATGGCCCTATGGGCGAAGATAGCTGAGCAAAAACGGCGTGAGTATGAACGGACCATGGCTGCTGAGAGAAGGAACCTAACACGAGAACTAGCATCTTGGATAAAGCGCGAGGTGTTCAAATGACCCCATCCACCACCCTCGCTCTCCTAGCCGCTTTATACCATTACAAGGATATGAACGCCGATGACGACCAAGGAAGTGAAGCTGAGGAAGCTATCGAGATGGAAGGCGAAGAAGCCATACAGCGACCGACTGACGATGATGTACTGGCGCTATAGCCATCAGGTTTACGGCAATGTCAATTCCATAGGGCCTTGGTAGCCATGAACCGGAACGATTGGGCGAAGATATGGGGCACGGCGATAATAATGGTAGTGGCGCTGGTGATGATAACGCTGCTTTAGAAGAACCTGCCGAAAAGCTTGCTGACCCACATCAGGACCGGTTCAAGCGCCTTTGAGCTTGCTACCAGAATTCCGATAACCACACCCGCGATCAACTGCCCGATGCCGCGCCCCTTGGAAGGAACATAGGGCGCGGCTGATGCTCGCGTGAAGAACATCAGACCCAACGCCTGGAGATAGAGGGCAACGGGTAGGATATGCGTTGAATCTAGCCAGTCCTTAGCACCTACAATATTTCTGGTGGCAATGCCGTAAGGACGCATCACCACGACGCTAACGAGAAGCAAGAAGATGCCAAACAGCCCCAAAGCAGCGCGGCCTTGCTCTCCGGACGAAAAGGCCTTCCACGTCTCCATGAAGAGGATATAAAGGCCCCACCCCCCGAATACCAACATGGGCACGGAGATAATATCCAGCATAGTCTGGGGGTCGATGAATAATGCGGGGACGGCATACGTTGCGATAAGAACAAGCGCGACGGCAACATTCCGATGAGGTGTCTTGTCAGTCACGGCGTTTGCCCTCTTCTAGGCGCTGAAACATTTCACCGAGCATTCCTCGTACCCCCTCAGCCTCGATAGATTTCGTTGCGTCATCGAGCTTTAGTAGGTTCTTGTATAGCTCATTCCGCTTGCTTGAAACAGCTGTTTGCAAGCGTTCAATTTCAGGATTACGAGAGGGCGTCTTGGGTTCTCTATGGAAAGGCCACATGGCTATTGGCCCTTCTTTCCGGTTTCTATGGCAACAATGAATTTTTCTGCCATCGCTGAAACCTTATCGCTCTGCACTTGCGTGTCGGCCCGCCAACTGTTCAGGGTCGCAATGTGCGCGTCGTCCTTGGCTTTGATTTCCGCATCGTATTCCTTGCGCTCTTCCCTGCGCTCTTTACGCTCGTTAAGCCAAGCCCATATAATAAGAGCGGTGATTCCGTATGGGCCACCGCTCAGAAGGGTTTGTATTGCAGAAGCGTCCACGGCCTAGATCAGTTCAAGCAGCTTTATAACCACAACCACGATGGCAATGGCGACGATAGCCCAGACTCCGATGCTTTTGAATGGTTCACCGATAAATGGGGCGCTCTGCAACAGATACGCGAGTAGGCCGCATACGACTACCACGACGACGATGAAAATGAGCGCGCTGATTGCTACTTCGGCCATTCTAGTTCTCCGTAAGGGGCTTTGGCGCGGAAGTAGGCAGCTTGGCCTCAATCAGCTTTTCCATTGTCGGCTGACTGATCTGGAACTTGCGCACCGCATCAGGAACGGACGAAGTGACATACTGTTGCGCCTTGGCGACCACGGCGGGCTTGGCATTATCTGGCACGGTGCCATCCTTGTTCAGCTTGCCGTTAAGCACTTGCTGGATTGCCCAATTCAAGCCGTTAGTGAGAGCCATCTGAAGCGCCTCACGGTGTTTGGCTTCCATCTCCTTGCCCGTAATCCGAGCATAGAGAATCGCCGCCCAGCCTAGCAACGCGGTAACGATGACAGGGATCAAAACAGCCAGCACTTGGCCGATGATCTGGTCTTGGAAAAACTCAAACATTTAGCGTCCTTTCGGGAGCAAGGAGAGAAGGAAGTCGGCTATGGCCGCAACGATCTTCTGCCACCATGATTGCTGTGGAATGATAGGTTCGTTATCGTCGGGTAGATCAATGGGCAGCGGTGCTGCTGTAGGCGTATGATGATTTGCCTTTTCCATATCTCGCAGCCTCATCAAAATAGCAGCCGTTCCTAGCTGTTTATCAACATGCTCAGGATCATACTTGCCATCAGCGACGTATTTGCCTTTGACGTATTGGTCGGTCCCAGCCCAGAGGTACGGAGATGGCAGTCCCTTATTCCGATAGCCCAAACCATTGTACTTCTCTAGAATGTCGAGAGTACCGCCAATGGACCAATCCTTGTTCTTCGCAGCATAGGGCGGGCAGACAACCAGAGCATCAATGGCAGCCTCTTCCCATGTTGAGAATGGACCGCGCCCCTTGGGAACTTTCACCGTAAGTTTGCCGGTTCCAATAATGCGATCCCCGTTGTGCAGGACGCCTTTGAAGTCACCAGAGGATTCGCGGTAGTGGATAACCCCGATAACGTCCCACGGAACGCCTGTGGCCTTGGAAACAGCCTCGTAGCGCCCGCGATGGGCTTCGACCTTGGCGGCTTGTGCATTAATCGCGGTACTGCGGGTGAAGCGGGCGACTTTCCAGCGTTCGGCGTTCGTGGTCATGCCATTATTTCCTCAACTTCGATGAAGGAATTTAACACACCGCCGTACCGACGCGATCCGTTACTGCCGTTGATCTGGATGTCTCCGGCAGTTTGAGCGCCTGTACGCACTCTAAAGGTCGTGGATGAGGTAGATGCCGCCAGTACGGTTACATCTGTCAAAGCTTCACTCGAACTGCCATTGAATGGCATAAAGGCCGAAGACGTAGCTAAAGAATTGGCAATAGAATCACGAAAGATAGACTGAGCCACAAAAGCATTATCCGCGGTATGAGCGTAGTAGCCTTTGGCAGTTGCATTTATAAGGTTTGGCGCTCCTTTCGGAGAAATAGCCACCGTCATGAACTCAACGCCTTCTGTAATCTGAGGGATTGTATCATCAAGCGGGACAGTCGTTGTGCCACTAGCAAGCTGCCCTGTGCTGGTGCGCTTTGACTGAATAACCTCTCCAGGCAGAGAAGTGGCTTCGCCAAACAACTGAATTTCCGTGGGAACAATAGACCATGTTCCAGCAGCAGTCAGGCCCGCCGACCACTCCATATATCCTAGGATCGCCATAGCCTTCGACACGACTGCTGTGCCAGTGTAAATGACCTGAGCACTATCAGCAGCACCAGCCCCGCCTTCTGCCGTGCTGGAATAAATGCCATCTCGCAGCGCCATGATGGAAGTGCCAGACAGCACATTGACTGCCCCGAGCCGGAATGTTCCGCCATCATTAAATCCGACGATCCAAACCCGCCCTGCCGTCGCATTGGAGAAGCCCACGGTTGAGCCGGACGAAATAACGAGAGATGTTGCGGCGGTGATGGCTATGCTAGTCGGCGTTCCGGTTGCCGGGGTGACGTTGCGGAATAAAACGTTGACCACGTTGGTGGGGGACGGATCATTGCCGTCCGCGCCTTTTAGGGAAACGGTAAGCGCATTCGCGCTGACAGACGCAGAGATAGCCAAGTTTGAAGCGTTTATTGTGTCGCTTGTTAAGGCCAGCGTTCCGCTTGTTGCAGGGAGTGTGTAGGTTCGCGTTGTAGCAGTAGGTATATTGGCAGCACTGAAGATGCCGATCTTTGTCAGGTCTGTGCTATTCTTGATGCCAAAGCTATTATCTAGCGGCTTCCCATCAGCTACCCCATTCCCGCCGTACTCGATAGGCTGGATGGTGTTAAAGATGTTATAAATATCGTTAACCGTCGCATTCCAGACAGAGGATTGGATAACGTCGCCGGGATTCTGTGGAACCGCGCCCGGAACTGGCGATGCAACTACGGGGCCTCTGGGCATTCAACTTCTCCGAACGGTGTTTTAAGATTGTACAAGAAATCGATCTTATAGGCTAGCGCAGATGGCGCTCATAATATACGCCGCCTGTCTCGTTTGAGGTAAGCCTTCCGCTCCCGTCATTGGTGAACCCGGAAATCTGCATTGGGGCCGATTGCCCTCCTCTAACATTTGCACCATCGACAACTACGCGAAGCGGAGGAGCGGATGCAATTGGAAGGCCGTATTGCGGAGCCTGTCGCACTTGCGGAAGCATCGGAGCCATAGCCTGATTGACACCACGGGCCAGCGGTGCTGCTCTCCGTGCCTGAAGCGCAGATGATGCCATTAGAGGCATTGGCGCTGATTGGCGGGGCGGCATAGAGCCGAGAGAATTAAGAGCCGCAAACTGCTGCCGTGTCAGGCCCGATGGGCCATTAATGGCGGAATTATAGTTTTGTGCAGTCGGGCTGGGAGCAAGTCGCGCTTGTGATAAAGGAGGATCCCGGTCTTGTCCTACATAGCTCTGATTAGCCATAAGCGCAGCGCGTCGAGCGGCATCCTGAACAAGCGCGGGACGGTTTTGAACGGGAGGACTACGCTCCACATAGCTTGGGTTCGCCATCAGTGCGGCGCGTCTTGTAGCCTCCACCATCGCGCTCTGATTGTTCCCGGTCATTGGTATTGACTGGACAGATCGCGTGGCTGGAGAAGCGCCGATTCCTGATGTCGGGATGGTATCGATGGTTTCTCCGGGAGCGCGACGAATAGCCAAGTCCAGCGATTGCGTTGCCGGGTATGGCGTAACCTGCGCCTGACGTGCCGAACTGCTCATGATGGGATTACGCATCTGGGCAAGATCGGGCGACTGAGAGGCGGGCTTGGGCGCTATGCGTGGCTCTACAGATAGTGCGGAGGCTACAGCGTTGGGAATTGAACCTGGAGGAATTGGGCGGGACGAATAGTAATTGTGCCCGCCATATTCCCCGGTTGGTTTCATGTTCCGAGCCCATGACGGCTGCGAAATAGTGCCGGGAGCGTAATAGTGGTCAGCGCCACCCGTAGGGTCTCCCGGCTGTTGAGCGAGTTGCCAAGCCGCCTCTGCCGCTGAACGCATAGACCCCATTTGCTGGGCCTGACGTGCCGCTGGACCGGGATTCGAATATCCCGTGTACTGATAAGGCTGCTGGACAACTTGCTCAGGGCTTAGGCCACGAATGGCCGAACGGTTGAGAATCGTCTCAGCCACACGACGCATGGATTCCTCACCCTGCCCGCCTGCTTCGGCAATCAAGGTATCGATGATGGATTTTGCGATTTCATCGGCCATTGACGGAAGCCTTCATGCCATGGATATTGAGCGAAAGGAGATTGAGATGACAATTACACGAAATGCATGGATTTACGCCATTGCCTTCGCTGCGGCCTACGGGATCGCGAAGTTCCTTATTCCGTGGCACGTCATCTTCTCCTAGAAGTTAGGCAGCATCCGGCCACCGACATTGCCACTGGCATTCATGAGGGCCTGAGCAACAGGGGAGAGTTCCTGAGATGGTAGAGCACCACCAGCACGAGCCAAAGCAGCGGCAATCTGCGCATTCTGCATTGTTCCCTTCTCTGCTACTCTTCGTCCAATCTCGCCTGGAAGGGCGACTAGGCCCGCGCCAAGAGCAGCACCTATCGGACCACCCGCACCAGCACCAGCCGTACCAGCCAGAATTGACGGAATGGCAGAAACGGGGCCGCGAACAGAGAACTTACCCACACTACGGGCAAAGTTTTCAATCGGGCCTCCCTCAGCCACGCGGGCGATTTGCTCAGCAAGCTCAGGCGTTATGCCTCTTACTTGACCCTTGATGATCCGTGCGTTTAGTTGTCGAAATTGAGTGCGTAGCGCGTTGTCCATGCCAGACTGAGAATATTGACTTGCACGGTTCTCGGCTAGGTCAATGGCCTCTTCAATCAGTTCGCCTGTCTTTGCGCGCCAATAGAGGTTAGAAGCCTCAGCAAGCTCAGGAGCGACGTTCTGGGCAAAGTCATCAAACTCGCCAAGCATGATTGTAGCGACACGGCGTTCGCCGGGGTCAAGGCTCTTGGCGGCATCCTGCAAGTTGCGACGGATAGCCTGCATCTGTCCAACATCGAGCGGCCTGCCCTTATATTCTTCAAATACGTTTAGGACGCCCGAAATCTTGGGGTATGTCTGGTTCACCTTGCCGCTAGGCAGAACCACATTCTCAGCCCTTGCAATGCCTTCAATGGTATCGGCAATCTGGGTCGTAGCTTGTGGCGACGAGGTAACGCCAGAGGCTCTTGCTGCTTGGTATAGAGCGCCTGCCTCGTCTGACAATTCTTGCACGGTTGGAACAGCCTTACGCTGCGCAGCCGCCATCTGCCCTCCCGCGATACCGCCAGTTACACCGCCAAGAACGCCGCCAACTGTAGCGCCCTGAGCAGCAGCACTCAAACGGCCCGGAAGCGATGGGTCTTCTGATCCGCTAAATCCAGAGGAACCGCCCATAAGCGCGCCCTCAATTGCCCCTCGCCCTGCCATTCCGGCAATGGTCGGCTTGGCAACGTTGACGACATTCGACCCACCCGTAAGCAAGCCAAAGCCAAGAGCGCCCGCAACGTCACCACCAGCAGCCGCAATAGGGGCCTGATCATAAGCCTGATTGGTTAGGGCTTGCTGCCCTTCCTGAGCCGATATGAAAGAGCGACCGAGGAAGGGAAGAATATCGCCCATTCCAGAGATCGAATCCCGCCCCGTCATCAAGTTTTCAGCTCCCTTGATAGGAGCGCCCAAGAATGAGGCCAGTTCGTCATAAGCGCCCATTGTAGCGCCTTGACCCATCCCAACCGCCGTTGAGTAGGCAGAATCGCCCAAGCGGCCCAGCATGTCGGGCTGGGCGGCTTGGGGAGTAGCCACAGGAGCGGCATCAACTGTTGGCTCCGCATTGCTAAACTCGCGCTGAAGAACTGCCTCAATATCAGCATCAGGCATGCCATCAGGGAATTGAGCGATAGAGCCGTCTGGTAGCTTGATTTGGATCATTCCAGACGCCCCGTTGCCGGATTGAAGACACGCACTACCGCTGCGGGAGCGTTTGAGCCTTGATCTACTGCGCCACCAGGAGCCTTCCGCTGCATTGCTGCAACGTCGCGCTCCTTCTGTTGAATGAAGGCGTCGAGAATTGCTTTCTTCTCGCGTGGCGATTTATTAGGATCTCCAAGTGTTGCGCGCAGGCTCTGGCCTTCTGCCACCGTGAAGGCCGCACCGAAGGTATCTTTGAGCAGAGGCAGAACTTGATTGTCCACAATGGCGATATAACTTGCTCGGTCGATTGCTCCTTGACCCGGATCGAGCCCGAACTCACGTTTAAGGGCGTCCCCAGCCTGACCCATTTGTGTGTACGTAGCGGTATCAGCAAGCGATGTAAGCTGATCAATGACGGTACGGAGGCCCGGCATCTTGCTCTGAACACTCTCGGCCAAAGCGATGTTTTCGGCGTCTGTCTTGCCCTCTACGCCGCCAAAGCCTGTCTCGTAAGCTGCCTCACGGTTCTGCTTGGGAGTGCGGAAGAGTTCGTTGCCGTAAATGTCCTGAGTGATAATCTCGGTGCCAGTGTCGATCTGCTTAGTCGTCGGGGCGGGCGAGAAGCCTTCAGCACCTTGGAGTGGTTGCCAATTGCCCTGATTGGAAGCCTGCCCCAGCACCACGTTACCCTGAGCATCCTGCATAGGAACGATGTTGCCAAAGAAACTCTCATTCCCCTGCCCGCCATTGGCAGCATCGGCTTGGAGCTTGGCAAGCTGGGCCTGATACATCGGGTCCGAGCGTTCAATGCCCTGATTAAGCAGCGCAGAGGCGATGGAGGTTTGGGCAGGGCTTGCCCATTGGCTATCCGGTGACGTTAGAGCAGCCATGATGGCGTTAGGATCGGAGTTTATGGCAAGATCGGCAAAGAGCGAGCCAGCACGTTCACGGCCTGCCGTTTCGGCATCCGACACTCGCCCCTCAAGAACTGTACCGCTAAGAGCCGCCGCAACGTCTGCAAGACCTTGCCCCCAATTCTGGGCAGGAGTGGCAGATTGAGCCATAAGAGCTTCAGCGATAGCGCGTTTGCGTGCTGCTTGTTCTGGCGACGTGATCTTTTGACCGTTAGCGCCCCACTGGAAAGGTTCTAGTGCCATCACGCTACCTTCTCGTAATTGACCCTATAGAACCCGTCAGGACCGGTCGTAACCGCCTCAGGATGCGTCTCAAGGAGGTCTTGAGCCATATAGCCAATCTGGACAGGACCGCCATGCTTATAACGGAACTTGTAAATGGGTACGCCGGAATCTGTCTGCCCGATACGTTCAACATCTGTCTTGGCGCGACGATCAGATAGAAGCGGAATAAGAGATGCACCAGCCGAGAAGAGCCCGCCTAAGGTTTGCTGCCCAGCATTGTACTGCTGCATCTGCTGCTGATAGCCTGAATTGGTAATGCCGCCAACGTCAGTTCCAGCCATCTGCGCAGTAGGGGTGTTAGTGAACTGTGGGCTTTGTAGTTGTGAACCGCCTGAGAGCGCCAGAATCTCATTCAATGGCTGCTGCCGAATAGCCATCTGGCTTTGAAGAGCAGTTCCAAAATTATTGAGATTAGCGTTGTTATATGCGCTAGAGCGGCTTTGACGAAACTGGTCTGCGGCATCATTGTAGGCGGTTGATCCGGGTCGCATCCCTCGATTTATAAGGTCCGTCTCGTTCTGCTGCGCCATTCTATCCCATTGAGGGTTCAGGTTCTGGGCAGTCAGATCATTGAGGTAATTCTGCTGTGCGGACCAATCTAGTGGCGCATTAAGCAGCCCGCTCAGACGCCCGGACTGCTCCTGAGCGAGATTGGATAGGTTTTGCTGCGTCTCCTGCCCGGTTTTTAGAAGCTGCTGACTTGGTGCTGAGAGCGACTGAGTGGCCGAGAACTTCGGCGTTCCATCCGACCACGTGCCCTCCTGCGCATACGTAAGCTTATTTCCCAAGGCATCAGTCTGATTGACCATGCCAAGACCTGCGTTTGTAATCGCAGTCTCTCGGTTTGAGCTTGTCTGCTGCTGAATCGTATTAGTAGGATTGGGAGCACTAGGAGCTTTACCGATTTCTACCTCCTGTTAAACCGGCTGGAGCGCCATTGATCGTCTGTAAGGGTGCAGATAACTTCTGCTTCATGCCTACCACGCAAACGTGGGATTGTACATAAATCGAAGCCAAATCGATCTGCAATGTTCAGCATTCTCGAATTGTGCTCGCTGACGCGCATTACCACCATTTGGCATTCGAGCAGTTCAAAGACATACCTGAATATGGCGCGGATCATTCGACGGGTTAGCCAGCCAGGATGGGTACAGGCACTCGTCATCTCGATAACGCCCTCTTTGGGGTAGTAATTATGAAATGCTGTACCGCCGACAATTTGGCCATCATCATAGACTCCAATCGCGGCCATGAAATATCCTGCAAACCCGGATTGGCCTAGCTGGCCTGCTACCCATTCACCGACCTGCTTGTCGCAGCCAAAGACTACATGCATTAAACAACCAACCCGCCTTGCTCGACGGTCACATTGAGGCTGATGATTTCGACGTTGGGGGTGTTAGGAGAGCCGATGGGCATCTGGAGGCCCGTAGAATGTACACGGCCAGACAATGCGCCCTGTGGCGTTACCCAATATGTTGTCTTTGGAATCTGAATGCTTGAACCGTCAAAGACAGCTTGGTCCCATAGGCCAATATCATAGACCGACTCAGGAGCCGTTTCAGCCTCAACGTTCGGAGGGCTGGGGAAGTTAATGGTGTAGTCCACGAAATTGACCATGCGGACCGCAACGGGATATGTCGTCAGGAACTCACCGCGAACTTGTTTGATGGTCTTGACCGTGCCAAATGCGCCCATATGGTTCCACGACATTGCCATCTGCATTGTGTAGGGAACGCCGTTATCATAGCCCCCCACTTCAGCAATTCGAATGGTCCCATCATTGGAGCCGTAGAATAGCTGATTGTTATGAATGGCGAGGCATCGCATATCGAGGCCAGTGTATCGACCCCATGCGCCTGTCTGGAGATTCTTGACAAAATTGATGGGAGGGGTTGCCGTCGAAACCAGAGGCACATTCACATACGCAAGGCCCTTGGTTTCCCACTTCAGGCATTCCCATGGAACAGTGCGACGGCGACCAGCCTCAAGCGTCCAGTCTGGCTCAATAGCCGACGATAGAGCATCAATGGAGAGCGCAGCGGGGTCTTTGACGCGAATGGCCGACACAGCCACCCAGCCGCGCTCTGTGAGGATAGCGATATCCCCACCGGCCTTCATCCACCCATTGATCCCAAGCGGCTCTGGACCTTCGGCAACACCGGCTAAGGTCCAATCCGTACCACCAGGGAACGAGCCCTGAAAGATTGCCAATTCCCCTTCTGTGGACACAACCACCAGATAGTCATTGAGGGAGTTAGAACCCGATTCGCTGGACCATGTGCAGGTGAAGAACACCGCACCGCCCTTACGGAATATGCCCGCAAGATTTAGCTGAGACGCTACCCCACCAATCGAATCCACCGGGAGATAGTGAACTACAAGGCTATTCTTCTCTACGAAATAGAGCCGGTTGCGGTAGACATTCACATGGCTAAACGTTGATGTGGTCGCGCCTGTAATGGCCGGGACAGAAAGAGCATTGATCGGGGTTGCTACTGTGCCATCATAGAGCAGCGCTTCGTTCGTCCCATTTACCCAATAGGCGAAGTAGCCGCCCGATGTAGCGAACTGCGCTGATGCGTAGTAATTCGAGGTTTGACCTATCACCAGAGCGGCGGGAGGAATATCAGGATCAACGACAGTCGTGATGGGGAAGATAGAGCCATCCGATGATGCGAATATCTGCGAACTCATTGCCCCCTGATAGGTCGGTAGGCTTTCGACAGGATCAGTCCCGACCGTGGCATAAATCTGATTGCCGCCACGAGGCTTAACACCCTTTGTCGTGGGATACCCATTATCCAGAACAATGCATGTGCCCTTTTGTGAGGCCGCAAGATTCTGTGCCGTTACCCAGCCACCTAAAGGCGCGGGATATGCCTCAGGCGTGGCTACAGAGGCTCTATTTTGCCTGCGGGCTAGGGCTGCATCCATACGGCTCATGGGAAGGTCTGCCCATTGCGGTTATAGAAGCCGCTGCGTGATCCCGAGATGATGGACTGGCGCGACCCGGTATCTTTCCAAGTCGCCTTCCCCATCGCTTCCTCATACTCGGCTAGCTCTGAGGCGTAATCCTGCTGCTGCTGCTTTTTCCAGTTCCAGATGATGCAGAGTGTCAACAGTCGCTCATCAAGCGTGAAGGTATCGCCATCGGAGGTGAAACGCTGAGTTGTGCCGTTCACAATCCAATTGGAGACGTAAAAGTATTGAAGGTTTTGGCCTACAGCGAGCGTGGGGCGAATGTTGAGATTGCCACCGAACAGGGACCATCTCGGCTCCCATGGCTCTAGCGTGTAGGTTTCCATCTGAAGCCACTGGTTAACGTCCGCGACCTGCTGAGACGGATACCATGTAAACGACTGGCTCCAGAGATTGGCGTCTTTGACCATACGGTCGTAATCGGCTGGCAGTGTGAATGCAGTTAGCGCCCCATCACCATTGATCGTGGCGACCTTCTTGAGGCGCTGCCAGTCATAGGTTTCCATGATCTGGATTGCGCACTCATTCACCGTGGATTGCATCATCTGCCACGTGCGTTCGGTGGATGAGAAAACAACGGATGGGTATGGAAGGCCAAGACTAAGAGCGGCGTCTTGAATGCAGCTAAGAACCGTCAATGCATTGGCCTTCCATTATTTAGGCAGCTTCGTTTAGTTCCGAAGAGATGCGCTGAAGGGTTTCGAGGGAGGGATTGCCAACGGGGTACTTGCCCGTCTTTAGCTTGATATCCTCACGGAGGCGGGTGTACTCGCCCTCATTGGATACCGGCTGTACGACCTGAGCAGAGAGCAGGGCGCGAAGCTCGGCAAGCTCACGCTGCATCTCGTTAACCTTGTCATTAGCGCCGGTTTCCTGACGCTTCTGAAGGTACTGCTGGGCGAGCGATTTAAGCTCATAGCCCTTGCCGCCAAGCTTGGGAATGTTGCGATCATCAAGGTTTGCCAGCGCTTCGACGCTATAGATCTTGAGCATGCGCAGTTCGGAAATGCGCGATGGATTGAGGAACGGAGCTTCTTCCAAAGCCGTGCCGTCTGCCGTCTGCGACTTGCCATCCTTGAACTGAGCGTACTGGTCAGGCCAGCGCATGGCGTAAGTGATTTCTTCTAGGCCGTCGCGTACCCAAAGGTCTTTGGCGCGGAATACAGGGCCGAAGCGGGTTTCGCCTGCAATCTGCACACGAACACACTCTTCGCCTTCGTGCATGAAGAAGAAGGGGACGATGACGGATTGGGCACTTGGGTCGAACTTAGGAAGAAAGGGGTCCATTGGGATTCCTTGATTAAAGGTGCAGAAGAAAGCGGGAGCCGAAGCCCCCGCCTAATGGTTTAGAGCGCGATCTGACGGAACCAAGTCCATGCATTGATGGGGATGGCTGCAACAGTCGTCTCGTAAGTACCAGCGCCTGCCGCTGCTACCCAAGTCGTTTCATTGATGATTACGTCCGTACCAGCGGTAGCGATAGCCGCGCCCGCTTTTGCAAAGACATACTTATGGCCGTCAGAGCCGAGAACAGCAGCACCAGGGAGTGGGCTGTCAACGCCAGTGAGATCGAACCAAAAATCCACGTCAAATTGTTCGAGGTCTGGCCCTAGAGAAGGTGTAATACGAAAGACCAATTAGGCCTCCTGTGATAAAGTGGCCTCGCGGCCATGATTTGGATGGAAGCCAAAGGCAAGTTCCCCCGCCTTTCTGGCCGCAATTGCTTCCTCAACAGTTTTGTAACTGCCAAGGCTGATCCACTTATAGTCAACTGTAATCGAGGCCTGCCACATGCCGTTCGTGGTCATTCTTACACCCTGGAATGGCGCTTTCGAATCGTGGTGCCGAGCAGCGTTGCGACGATTTCCTGTCGCGTCTACTGATCGAAGGTTCGCAATCCTATTGTCCGTCCTCACGCCATTAATGTGGTCAACGTTCTCTGGCTCATCACCATTTACTAGCTTCCAAATAACTCGGTGGGCACGGTAGAGCGCATTCTCCAACGTTCCTTTGCGATATCCATCCACTCCAATGCAGGTCATTGCTTCCTTCCCGGCGAATTTAGAATTCCACCGATTGCAAGTATGCTCTGCGGAGTGAGCTTTAGAAGAAAACCATGACGCATCCCGCTCTTTCCACAAGAGCAGTCCCGATTCTGGCGCGTATTCTAAAAGCTGGTTCAATGTTTCCTGCGAAGGTAGGGGTTTGGCCTTGGTCACTGTGAAGCTCCTTTTTATTGGAGCCCCACAATCCCTTTAAATTACGTCGCTATCATGGCACGGAGTCGTATAGCCTCCAGGAGTACTGAGGATCACCCAATACAAGCTGGCCCATCCACACCAAGAAGTTTGCGATGGCATCTTGGTTGATTGGCATCTGACCGTCGCCATCAAACAGCATGTCCATGTTACGATCCGGGTGCTGATAGAGGTACAGCGAGGACGAATCGAGACCATAGGTGGTGTTTGCAGGCATTGCCGACCGGATACCAGCAGCCGGAATGACTTCGGCCACAAATCCAGCACCGGCAAATTCAAGAGCCGGGAAGCCAAGGCGACCAACGCGTCCCTGCGTGGTGATGCGCTGATGGGCAACAAGCGACTGCGAGAACGCCGTGAAGTGTTCAGCAGACGCAATCAGCAGATCAGCACCCTTACGACCCTTCGAACGCTGAAGCATGATAGCTTCATACATTGGACGGATCGTGGTGGAATCGACCTGTGTGCCAATCGTCGGGAATGCCGAGTTTGCATCATATGACGAGGTGCGCCAGATAGCGTTGGTCGAACGGTCAATACCGCCATACGTACCAGTGTTGGTCACAACCGGGAGGGCTGCGGCAAGACCGATAAGCTGGCGACCGTTGGAGCCAGTACCGTCACCGTGTACAGCAGCTTCCATGGTATCGCGCATGGAGCCGATGGCGGCGTTCTGGTACTCTTCCATCAGGTCAATGACCTGCGCACGGCCACGGTTTACCAGCAGTTCCGTACCATTGAAGGAAATCGGAACAGCGAGGTTCGTTGGCGTAAAGTACGCGTCATTGAACAGTTCGATGGGGGAGTTGCGGAGATAATCGTACCCCGTAAACCACTGTCCATCCTGCTTGTTGATCTGGAGGTGATGGCGGATTTCGGGGCCGTAGAAGCTCCGAACATTGCCACGTTCACGAATGACCGCCAAAACGGGGTCATTGTTGTACACCAGTTCCGTAATGCCTTCTTTGCGCATAGCCATAGAGGCAGATAGAAGCTGGCGATACTGACGGTCGGTAGTGACTGCCATTCTGTATCAATCCTTCATGAGCGAATATCGAGTTGGTTCATTGCCGCTTCGATGGCTTCGCGTGAACTAAGTTTGACCCCTTTGCCAGCGTAAACATCTGTTCCGTTGGTTAGGGAGCCTTTGATGGATTTTTCGCCAGCCGGGTTTACCGGCCTCTGGGCACTTCGCGTAGTATGGGACTGTGACGCGGGGTTTATCCGCTCTGCCATGTCCACTGCTGCAAACAAACGTGATCGTTCATCTACAATTGACGACAGTTTATCACTGTTAAAGAAAAACGCAACATCCGGCCTCAGTTCATCGAACCGTGGATGCTGCTGTCGTACCTCTGCAAACAGGGTGTTTTCCACCTGCTGGATAGCCTGCTGTTGTGCGGCCTGCTGTTGTGCCTGCGTCTGGGCCTGAGTGAAGCCCTGAATCTGCTGCGTAAGCTGCTGGACCTGCTGTTCTAACCGCTGCGTATGAGCCAGGGCCGGGTTCTGCTGAAGCTGCTGTTCCTTGCCGAGAATATGCTTGGCATAGTCAACAGGTGAAATGCCAACCGACTTTAGAACGCGCTCGATACCCTCTTCCGGGCTCTGCTTCAGAAGCCGGTCAATGGCCGTGTAGTTCTCAAGGGCCTGCTTGACGGTAACTCCCGCCTGCTGTGCCATCTCTTCAAATGGCTTGAGTTCTTTGCGAAACTCTCGGTCCTGATGATATTCCTGCTTGCCCTTCTCGAAATTGTCGAGAGCGCGATAGAACTCACCCCGAACTTCTTCAGGAGCATCGGCCCACTTTTCCTTGGCGCGGGGAAGGAAGTTGTCAGGAGCGCGGTTAATATCCCTATCACCAGAGGGGGGCTTAGGAGGATCGACGGGCGCAGCCTCGTCATTAGTCTCAACCGCCTGCTTCAGATCAACCTTAGGCTCAACGACCTTTGGCTTCTCCTCTACGGCCTTGTCCTCAATCTTGACTTCCTTGGCCTTGGGATCGGGCTTCTTTTCCCGAATATCCTCAACCTCTGGAATCTTGCCATCCTTCTCCTCGATAGCCTCAAGGCTCTTCTCAATGGCTTCGCGGGCAGTGGGCGGCTTAACGGGTTCCTTTGGCTCTGGAGTAAAGCTCACCGTGCCCGGATTAGGGGTGTCTTCAACAGCAAGCGAGGTAAGGGCTTCTTCGGTCATGGTACGTCCTGGAATTCGCCACGATTAATGGCTGCTTCGGCTTTCTCTACCGCTACCAAGAAATCTTCCTTCTTCGGAGCGAGAGGCTGGCGAGGTGTGGGGGTGATGAATTCAGGATCATTCCCAACCTCAATGTAATCGACACCCTTGGGATTGTTGGGTGCCTTATAGCTTTCCCGCATTGCGGCGCGGGAGGTATAGTGTTTGCCGTCTGCCATAGAGACAAGCGGCTCTGTATCGTCGCCAGTGTAAATCCCGGGCAACGGTGGGGGATTGCATGCATCATAGGTCCGATAAACCAACGGCTCGAAAGCCCCGGTGTCCAGATTGATAAAGCCGCCTTGAGTGGAACGATACCGGGTCATTTATGGCTCCAACGCTACGGCATGAACCCATGTCGCGCCGGGAGAAGCGGGAACGGAAAGAACTGTTAGACCTAAGAGAGCGGCAACGCTGCGCTGTGTCCGGTTGACCAATAGCTTGCACGACACGTTATTTGGAGTGTCCACAACCTGAACGTTGACCACATCCGTCACGCCCGTAGTAACCTCTGCAATTGCGACTACACGAGGGATAACTCCAGCGCCAAACGGTGTTGAGTAGGTCCACGTAATCGTGCCGTCCGCAGCCGAAAGGATGCGTTCTTTACGCGCCTTACTGGCGTGAGTGTGGTTCTCCAAGGCATAGCGTTGGACACTACCAACAGAGCCAGTATCGGTAACCCCAGGCGGCGATGATGTGGCAGGCGATGGACCCGGAGGAAAGGAATATTGGGACATCAATAATTCTCGATAAACGACACTGACTGAGCAACAGAGGCAATACCATAAATGGCTGCCGAGGTCGGTATTGTGATCGCTGCGCCCTTGGTTCCAACCAGCAGTGTACCTGTGGTCAGGGCAACACCAGTGTTCCCGATAAAAATATCAGTAGCACCAAGGTTCGTAATAGTGACGCTAGACCGGCCCACACGAGCAGCAACGATCAACGTAGATACAGTGCCAACGCTGATTTGGCTGGTCGCCATTGTGGCCGAGCCCTTGGCGACTGTGAATGTACCGTTTGTATCGCCGCGAACACGATCCCATGTTGTGCCGTTAAAGTGGTTGCCCCCGACCAAAAGTCCAGCAGAAGCCGAACCACCTGACTGGCCCGGACTAGTAAAAGCAGTATTGCTAACGCCGTCAGTTCCAACCGCAGACGAGGCCGCAATCTGGACCGCTCCGCGAGCATTGACCCAAAGATCAGCAGCCTGACCCGTGACTAGGTTTGATGGAGCGGTAGTGTTGACCACACCACCAACCTTAACTGGATTTCCTGTCTGCGTCGTGCCGGATGCGGACGTGCCTTGCACTTGCATAGATGTAGCACCGGCACCGGCAAATGTAACGGCAAGAGGGTAATCTGCCCCTACGTTAACATCAGAACCCAAAGGGCCTGGAATAGCTAGTGTAACTCTTTGGGCCATGTTAAACCGTCCTACGTACCGATATATTACTTACAACGCCGGATGGAGTTGTACCATTTCTAGGCTGAATATGCCAGCCAGTGTTGCCCGCAGCAATTAGTGTTTCAGTGTAAGTGCCGGGAGCATTACGGATAATTCCTGTTGTTGTACCAGCGTTGACCGAAATCTGACCACCACTGATAGACTCGATCGTGTATTGAATGTCGTAAGAAACGCCCGCCCTCAAAGAAGCCGCGTCATAGGACGCGGATTGTGAAGGTGCTGCAAAAACTGCCTTGCCTTGTGCGTTAATTGACCATCCGGTGCGAAGTGTCCAGTCAGCCGGTGTTAAAGGATAAGGAACGAGTTCAATGGTGTTAAGGACGCGAGTTGATCCCGTTCCAACTTGAGAAAGATTGAAAACATTGCTTACTCCCGCGCCGACAGTCTCCACTACCCGCGTGTATTGAATAGAGGGTCCGTTGAACTGCGCATTTACCGTGTTGCTCACCCCACCACCATCAACTGCGAACAGAACATAGCTTGGGCTTGGAGATGTGGGTAAGTTTGGCGCAGTAAGTGAAACGTCAAAATCGCAGTCACTTAACCTTCCACGAAATAATGGCGTCGAGACAATCCGAGAGGCATAATTATAAACCACACCAAACTGTCCCTGACAGTCTGCGACTACATTGGGAACCACCTCGGAACCTGTGATAGCATTGGAACCAGAGAAGGTCGCCGCAACGCCGTCTTGCGGTGGGTAGATTGTCCAAGTTCCGAAATTTACGTCAGTTACCATCTCAGGGACAAGCTCAGCAGGACTAGCTGCCCCGATATAAATCGTACCTGAGAACACATCTGCTGCAACGCCGCCACGGCAATCCGCTACGTTGTCATTGGCGAAAGTTCCGTTTTTAACGCCTAAGCGGGCTTCAAGTGCGCCACCAGAGCGGACACTGTTGATGCGACCGATATTGAAATTCTCCAAGCTTACAAACTTGAATGAAAATGGACCGTTCGCCGTGTAAGGCTTAGACGCAGGTTCCTCTCCGGCATCCGTGAGTGTGCCGGTAATGAGCCCGCTGGAGCCATAGCCTCCGAATGCCGTGGTGTAGACCGCATGGTTGGCTACATCCCACGTGTAAACTGCTGGGTCCAAATTCCCCCAATGCCGAGACAAAACATTCCCAAGTTCAAAGCTGTTATAGCCGCAGTTTAGCCACCCCATTAGAACCCCATCAAGAACCATAGTCCCGGTTATTGAAGTGTTTACAATTAAATTACCCTCAGGAGAGGGCAGGGTTACGATTGCTCTGGGTATAAACTTATTGGAATGAGAAAAATCCGTAGCCACGAAATTAGGCGATATAATTCGGACGTTATCTGTACCGTAAAAAGCAAATGCTGCCATCACATCACGGGATGGCAAGCCGGGGTAAATTTGATCCCTAAAAATTGCTGTTCGCATGGGTAATGTGGTTGATGCTGTTCCTGTATAACGAATATTTGGACTATCAATCTTTATATTTCGGGCGTTCTTCTTATAGAAAAGAGGAAGCCCAAAACCAATCATATCTATCCACTTATTAGGAATATAGCGCATCCTAAGATTGTCTAATAGTTCAATGGGGTGCGATGGATCTGAAAGATCTACTGGAACATCTGTGTCTATAATAAGGGTTCTGTTGCTAGAAACAGCTGTGTTGACAGCTCTGCGCAACGTTTCCCTGCCGACTGTCCCATTTCCCAGGGGGCCAAAAGTGCTAATTTCCAAAACTGGTTGGTAAGGCGTTCCGTCGAGGTTGAATATGTTCATAGGAATGCCGCCGCTTGCGACTAGCGTGATCTTTATTCCATAATCATTGGAGCTTGCTGTTGCATCTGGCGTTGACGGCGAAGGCGGCGGCGCGTCCTCATAGTTCAATTGGGTTACCGGAATACCTCCCGACAAGACAATAATTACAGGTATGCCGAGAATCCTGCCTTGAGAAGGAACAGGGGCGTTAGCCCCTACCTCATACACGCCAGTTTGCCAGCGAATGAGCATTGTCTCATATGATTCTGTAGGGGCATCGAGAACCAGCGGATAGTTATTCTGCTGCCCCTTGTCCGTGGTGATACCCAGCTTGCCAGGATAAGCATACGACACATTACGGAGCCCAAGCCTATTCCTGCGCATCTGGTCGCTCCCTCGCTTCCTGAGCGGCGCGTTCGGCCTGCTGTTCCTGCTGCTGAAGCTTGGCCCATTCCAGTTCAGTCTTGGTTACAAGTTCATCGCGCCTGAAATTCTCATCAAGCAGCATTTGAGCGCTTTCGGTCTGTGCCCGTTGGGCTTCTAGTGCGGCCTCGGCATCCAAGCTCATCTGCGTTGTCTGAGCATCAGCATCCAACTGCGCACGTTCACGAACAACCGCGACCTCTGCATCAGTCTGGCTCTTCTGCATGTCAGTTTGCGCCTTGGCCTGCACCTTTGCCATTTCGGTCTGTGGCTTGGCCTGAATTTCCTGCGCCTTGAGGGTTAGCTCGGCTTCCTTGAGCTTCAACTCTTGAGCGCGGAACTGGTTGTCCGCCTGCGCCTGAGCAAGGGACGCCTGAAGCTTCTGCATTTCGATCTGCATCTTCTGCTGATCCAGCGCAGCCTGCGCCTTTAGCTTTTCAGCCTCAGGATTGGGCTGTTGCGGCTGGTTCTGAAGGCTTTCGACCCACTCATCAATGGATGCGTCAACCTCACGCCCCGCACGGTACGGACCAAGTTGAAACTTGAGCAAAGACCCTGCCAGATTAGCACCAGCAGCCCCACTCATAACCAACGGAGCCAATGCAGCCGATGCAGCGGCGAAGGTCTGCATATACTCGTTCCGGCTTGCCTTCTCAGCCTGCTCATCAGGATAGATCGTGGAATCGGTCTGAATATCGAAGTCGGCAAACCCGGTCTTCTGTTCAGCCAGCAATTCCTTAACGTCTTCCTGCGTCACAGCCTTTCCCAGCTTATCAATGATAGGCTGGAACTTGGCGAGGATGGCTTGCTGTGCCTGCTGGAACTGCTGTTGAGCCTCTTGCGGGTTCTGCTGGGCTTCTGGAGCCTGTAGCGCTTCCTCTGCCTTATCAGCGAGTGCCGTTAGCTCTTTCTTCGCGCTATCCTTAATATCGGATAGCTGCTTCTTGATCTCAGATCGCTTTGGAAGCTCCATGCGGCTCATTTCGAGCAGCGTATCGAAGTCGAACTCCTCAGCCTGGATTTCGCTCATGATCTGTAGCGTATCGCGACCAATGCGGACCAACTCCGCAATCTTGTCCCGAATGCGAACAGAGCCAAACTGCGCCTTGAGCTTCTGAGCGCCTAGAGTTTCCTGCGCTTCTGATTCACCGCGCATAATATCAGCAATGCCAAGAAGCTCCTGAACATTGCCGATAAGCTCTCTACGGGCCTCTACAGCCGAAATGAGAGCCTGTGCGATCATGTCGATAGGTAACCAGTCCACATACTTGCTGGCGCTGTTGAACGCAGCAGCCGGGACAGGGATAATCATGTGATCGGCGTCGAGATTGCGATACGCCGTTTCCAGCGCGTCACCCACATCAGAGCCAGCCGGGATAATGCCGCGCACCACGAGCTTTTCGCACAGACCATGGATGCGGGAGGTTAGCTCATTGATGCTCTCTAGCTGATCTTCGATATAGACAATATCAGGGACAGGAACGAGGGAGCGGCGCTCTAGCGTAGCATAAGCAGGGCGCGGGCATGGGAAGAAGTTCTTGAGCTTGAGGAACGGGTCTTCCGTATCAAGGATGGTATCGCAGCCCTCCGCGACCCAATAAACCTTGCGATCCACCTTGGACCAAATCTCCCAGAAGCCAGCCTTTGGCGTGCTGTCAACTTCGTCTCCGCGTTCGTCCTTGTGCTGCCCATAGGCGGCAGTCATGTAGGCATCTCGGGACTTCTTGAGGAACCGCTTGCGGGCCTCTCGCTTCGTCAACCAAGCGCGACGGGCAACCCAGCCAACATCAGCCCACTTACGAGCCGGTTCATGAAGAAAGTCTTTACGGTCCAGATGCTCAATGCAGACGCGCTCACCGTATGGCTTCGCATCATCGCCCGATTCATACGTACACCAGATAACGCCACGCGCAACAATCGCTAGATCGTCACGAACGCCCAACATCACCTGATCGATATCAGATATGGAAAAACCCCGTACCGCACAGCGCTCCAGCATTTCAGAGCCAGTGCGAACGATAGGACTACGATCCTTGAAAACCGGCGTTACAACCGGAATAGGAGGCCGGGAATAAATGGAGGGTTTGACCACTTCCATCGACGCCCAAAACAGATTGAACTCGTGGTCAAATATCCCGCCGTTGCCGTAGAACGATGACCACGTATCGAGATTGGCGTAGAGCTTATCAATCCTGTCGGCTTTGGACTGATAGGCGTTGAACTTCTTCTCTGCGTTCTTGATGGCAATAAGAAGCCGCTTGGAGGACGTTGGCTCTAGCGCCTCATCCTCGCTCATTTGATCTTCGTATTGCGGCTCGCCTTGGTAATTTGCCATTCTACATTTCTATCTCAGGCCCACAGTTCATGTGAGGGTGTGGGGTTAGGGCCCTATAGCAGCAAGAAACCGGGACGCCTGATCACGCAACATTCGATAAGCCGCCGCGTTGGGGTGAATACCGTCAATAGTCATCCCCGGCGACTTCCACCGGCCACCATTTAGAACCGAAACCATTGCGCCGCTGGCGTCGGTTTCGAATGGGTCGGCCAAATCAAAAACGCTATCGAAGTCTGGTGACACCCTGCGCTTAAAGTCATTCCACTGTGTGCGAACCGTTTCGCTTGCGACCGTTGTCTGGTTCGCTCCTGTGGCCCATGCATCCGTCGATGTAGTTCGTGGCGCGGTAGTGACTTGAATTGCTGTCAGACCGGAGAAAAGATTTCGAGATGACACGGCAGCAGCTTTGATCTGGCTAAGAGTCAACGACCCACCCAGATCGTTTGTGCCGTGTTGCAGTAGAACATGCGAAGCATAGGCAGACAGAGCAACGCGGAGCGCAGAGTTCGCGCTCATCCGGGCCATTGTGTCGCTGTTAACGCAGCAATTTGAGTACCCAAAATAAGGCCCGACGACGCGGGCTATGCCGAAATCCGTGCTTCCATCAAAGACGTTATCCATCAGCCCCGCGCCAACGCTGTCCCCCACAAGCAAGACGCTAGGCTCTCGGGTTTGTGCCACAATTCCAATGGGGGCAAAGATATTCAGCCCATCAGTTGAAGTTACGGTACCACCCATCGTTAGGTCAGACAAAACAGTAGTCGAGTAGGCTAGTGCCTCACCACCATCGCCGTTTGCCCTTGCAAAGCCTTGGCCGCTTGCATCCGAAAAATAGACGAACCCCGAAGGGGTGTTCCCGAACACGCGGACAAAGAAGGTATCACCCCTCTTTATGTCAACGTTGAGAATTTCATCCGAGATGACGTAGCCCGCATCAGGCACAACTGCAGAAACCTGGCCGCCAAACGTGGCCTGATAAAACTGCCCCTTGTATTCGATTGAGGCCGTGTAAGTTACCGAACCGCCAGGCCCAACTGCCACGCCATCGCTGCCCCGGTGATAGACGTTCGGCAAGATGATCTTGGGCCGCTGTATACGTGACCGTGCGTGATGGCGCTTGCGACTGTTGAAATACCTATGAGTGCTGGCGAGCCCGTTACCTAGCTGGCAACCTGTGGCAACGAAACCTTCGTAAGCCGCCGGGCGAAGAAGTTGGCTCATGCTGCTATCCTGACAAGTTCCACAACGCGCTCACCGCCCTCATAGACAGGATCGGCACCTTCAAAGACGTATTCCCATGCATAGCCTGATGGCGCTGGGAATGGCGTCGGCACACCCCCGCCCGCTGTTAGGGTGGCAACCGCCTCACTCATCGTTTTCTCCATCGCAATGCGAGGATCAAAAGTACCAGCCGCAAGTGAATCTGCCACATACCTCGCAAGGTCTGGAACCATGCTGTTCCACATCAGGCGCTTCCAATTATAAACGCCTGTGTTCAGCTGATTGGCAAACTCAACAGCCAGCGGCGAAGGCATGCCCAGATTAATGAACTTCTGCGCTAGTGACAGAGCCATTACGCGTTCACCATCGCTGTAAGAGCGGGAGCTAGAACCGTGTCCATCCCCAGCCGCGTTGCCTGTACGGCATTCATCGGGCCTGTGGTAATGGATGATGCCACGTAATCGCACAGCTTAACGCCGCCTAGCCCCAATTCCTTGAGACGGCGACTATCGCCTGTGTTGGCTGTGATCTGAGCCTGTAGCTCTAATGCGAGAGGAGTGGCAACGCCAAGGCTCTGGAGCTTCTGGGCATTGTTGAAGACAGCCATTGGCGCAATCCTAATGAACGTTGCGCGTTACATTATCATGCGTTTGGTGAACGATCAACAGCAGCGCACAAAAGGAAACCCCGTAGCTGGGGGAGGAGCTACGGGGCGAGAGTTAATGATCAGCTTAGAGGAACAGCTACTTGTTTAGATCACCCTGACGGCGCTGTCCAGAGGTTTTGTCGTCTGTCTTGGCAGTTTCATCACCCTTTGGCTGATCTGGAATAGCCGCCTTGCCCTCGGTCTTGGTCGCGGCGTTCTTATCCGCATCCTCAAGATAAGACTGCATTTCCTTATCGCCATTGTCGGCAGCGCGGGCACGTGCGGCCTGATTGCCTGATTCGATGGCAGAAGGCATATCTAGAGGGCTAACAAGGCCCTGTTCCTTCTTGTAGTGCTCTACGATCTTGGATTTGAGCACAGGCGAAACATTCTCAGGCACGTTGAACGGATTAGCCTCGCTCCAGCCAATGGATTCGAGGTCTTTGCGCTCTTGGCTGGTCAATTCGGTTGAGTTCTTAGCCATGGGTAGTCTCCTATAGGGGATGCTTAGGAACGTTTATCATCGGTTGGCGGTTGCGCCAAATCACTCTTCGGCGCTGCCAAACACTATATGATGCTTAGCTCGCTCGATTAGGATCAGTGCTTCCCCAGCATTGGCCGCGCTACTCACCCATAGCTCTCCGTTTTCAAGTTCACCTATGACCACAACACTTGCAAGGCCCGTACCTTTGGCGGCTTCCAATATCTCATCCGACTCAAACCGATAACCTTCGCCAACTCGCTCAGGCACGAGTTTAATCACATTATCGCTCATCTCCGCCTCTTCTCTATCAATGCAGGGGCTTGGATATAGAAGCCCTTGTCGTTGTCGGGCATCAGCAATTCCTCTGGTGGAGGCGCTGTAATCCCGCAGTTTATGGCAAACTCACCAAAGCTGTCCGATGCGTGTGAATGCTCATCATGCTTTGGACCCAGGTAAATGCCAAGCTGTTCGTTGATCTTGCGACTATACCGCCTCAGATGCGTCAAACCAAGCATAACCCGCTCTGTCTGGTTAAACTCGCACATCGGCAATAGCTGGCGAACGGCGTTAATGCGCTCTTCTGGATTCTGCGCCACACCACGATTGATCTTGCTGAGAGGAATGCCGAGAGCGTTGACGGTTTGAACACGGGTCTTAGCGCCAGCGCCCCATTCTCTCATGCCAATATCGTGGGGGAAGAAGTGCCGCCCATACGCGAACTTCTCGTCTCTCCCTAGCTCTGTCAGCGCCTCTACACGGGCAAAGACGTCATCTGTGTACTCAGGCAGCGCTTGCCCCACAATCTCGTCTGCACCAAGCCCCGAAGCCTCGTAATAGTCCACGATACGAACACGGGGCATGCGGTCGATATGATACTGCTGATAGAACCAGATCGATGTGTAGTCATCCACACCCAAATCCCATGAGGTATAGACCGGGCCTAGCTCTGGATCATACGGCAGATGACCAACGCGCCCCTCTTTCTCCAGCTTGGCAATGTGCTTGGCGAAATATGCACCCGCCGAGATGCGTTCATATCCACCATTCCACACATGTTCGGCCATCTCAGGATCAGCGGCGAAATCATCGTCCTTTTCCTGCATCATCTCACCATCACTGAACCAAGGGTTATCCCACCAGTTCACATTGATGATAATGGCGTCCTTTGGTGGAGACTTGCCCCGAAAGAATGCGTCAACCGCATCTGTCTCAAACCTGGGATTCCACGAGAACCAAAGCTGTGAGCCCTTCTTACGGAGTGTCGGGCGAAGCATGCGCAACGATGTGGCTGAGAAGGTTTGGGCTTCCTCCACCCATGCGCCATCGAAATCTTCTAGCGACTTGAGGTTGGCTGCGTTGAAGCTCTGCATGCCCTTGAAGATGATTAGACCGCCATGAGGGCAACGTATCTCAGCCTCTAGCACCTCAAACTGGCTTTGAAGCCCAAACTTGTCGATCTTATCAATGAGTAGCTGGCGCACCGATTCACGGAGAGAGCCTTGAACCTCACGAATGCAGGCCCACCGGGTTTTCTTCATCAAGCACCGCTCAATGAGCTTTTCGGCAAAGAAGTGTGACTTCATACCCCCGCGCCCACCATGGAGAGCAATGTAGCGGGCATCCTCTAGGGCAGGGAGAAGCTTTCGTGCTGTCTCAATGACTAACTCTGTCATTTGTCCTTAGGATCAACAATGCGTCGCGTGATCTGCTGAACCTCAATGCCACCAGAGTGAACGGTTTCGATCTTATCGCCATATCGCTTTGGAGCCATCTTGCTCATTAGCCACTTGCGCGTGTCTACTCTAAGCTTATCGCGCTGTGTGTCGCCGGAAGCATCGTCAGCTATTTCCACCAAATCCTCAGACCAAGCGACCGTTCGATCTGACTGAGCTTGCGCGTATTGCTCCGAGAATATTGGGTATTTGGCAATCCACAAGAACACACTACTCATTGCAGGCATGTCATCATCTTTGACCACAGAGCGGAGAGAGCGCCCACTTGCTACCTCTGAGCAAATGCGCGCTGCAATCTCTTCGTTGTAGTCTGTAGGCCTGCCTGCCATTATTCCTGTATCCCGCCAATTCTGATCTGCGTTTCCACATCG